ACTCAAATCCGCTTGGTGTTTTCAAAACAGGGAGGAATGCGGTGTATTCGGAAACAGGGTTAGTTCCAAACACGGTTATTTTATCTTGGCAAGTATGGAACACGTTGAAATTTCATCCACAATTGCTGGACGCACTTGGTAAATCCATTGATGGTAAAATTTTCGGAATTACTCCAGAGGCACTCGCAAAAGCTTTAGAAGTGGAACAAGTGTTAATTGGAAAATCGGTTTACAACTCCGCAAAAGAAGGTGCAACTCCAGTGATGTCGCCAATATGGGGTAAACACGCCTGGATAGGATATGTTAATCCGAATCCGAGTCCATTATATCCGGAAAATAATTTCGGGTATACATTCTGGGGTGGTTTACCAACAAATTCAGGCGAGTTGTTAGTGGATAGTTATCCGGTTAACGACCCTCCGGAATCCGAATATGTTAGAGTTGAAAAGAATTACGACCAAGTGATTTTATCTCCAGAAGCAATGTATTTAATTAAAAACGCAATTGCATAAGAGCAACTAAACCGGGGTAAGGAATTACCTTACCCCGGACAACTAAGAGAAAGGAGAATAACAATGGTTGAAGAAAAGAAAAATGAAAACAATGAAAAAAACAACATAGATGAAAAACTTGAAAGCTTAGTAAAGGTTAATGTTATACACAATGGTAAAGAGTATAAGAAAGGCGATAAAATAAAAGCTAACGACAAGAAAGAATTTGAACAACTCAAAGCAAACGGGATAATCTAAGATGGCTTTAATAACTTACCAAGATGTAGAGAACGAAATGAGCGTAACGTTTTCAACAACCACAACGCCTACATTAAATATTGTGAATAATTTAATTACAAGGAGTGAAGCGTTAATACAAGGTTATTTGAAAGAGCGTTATGGTGATTTGAGTTCAATCACGGATGCAACGGCACTCACGATTTTAAAAGATATTGCGTTAGCGTTGGTAGTTGGGAAATTGAACCGAATAATAAAAGAAATAAGAAGGTTAACAAACGAAGAAGAAGAAACAACTACCTCCGGAATTTCGGAAGCAATGAAAAAATTACGTGAAATAAGAGATGGAAAATTGATTTTAGGAAATGCAACTTCGAACGCTTCTCAAACAATTCAATACGATGAAGATATGGAACCAACTTACGAAAAAGGCGAGGAGGATTGGTAGTTATGCAAGTTATGGTAGGTGAAACAAGTGATTTCGAAGAACTTGATAGATACATTGCTAAGCTTGAGAAAAAAATAAAGCATTTGAAACCAGTTTTTCTTGCAATGGCGTCTTGGTGGTATAAAAATAATATGCAACTTTTAAAATTAAAAGGACCTGGTCAATATCAAGATTTAGCTCCAACTACAAAAGCGGATAAAGAAAGAAAAGGTTTTAGTGTTTATCCAATTTTAAAAAGAACAGGAAGGTTGTTAAATAGTATAACACAACAAGGGCATTCGGATACGGTTTGTATAATAAGCGATACCGAAATGATAGTTGGAACAAAAGTGCCGTATGGTATTTATCACCAATCTTCTCTACCGAGAAAAAAAATACCGTATAGACCTTTCATATTCAACCAAGCAACGGTAGGTCGGGACAATGGTTGGGTTAAAAGGCAAACTGATGCTTGGGTAAGAATAATGGAGCAACATATTGAAAGGAGCGTCAAATAAATGGATATTGAGGATGTTATTGATAATTTGAAAAAAATTTTAGAAGAAAAATTTAATCCTACAATTGCCGAAGTGTTTAGTGAAAAAGGAGAGCCGAGAAACGCTCCTATACTACAAGTAGAAGCAATAAGTGTTTTAGAAACGGATTTACAAGTAAAAATGTATAATCCACACATATATGTTTTGTTAACCGAGGATTTCACAATAGATGACGACCTTGGTGGACATAACATAAAAATTGAAATTTGGTATGGTGTGTATGACGATTTAACCGGTAAGATTGACCGGTATTTGCTACGAGGTATAAAAGCACTTATGAAAATTTTAAAAGAAAATAGGTGGTTGTATAACAACAAGGCGAAAATATCGTTTGAAGGGATAACAAGCGATATTTTTAACCCTATGAACACGGAAGTTAAGAACCGTGTTCTATATGCAACGTTAACGATAAAATTTAAAATTGGTTAGAAAGGAGGAATGAAAATGAGTGAAACAGCAAGATTGGCAAGATTCGGAATTCATAGTGTGACGTTTTTCGACCGGGATACAGGCGAAGTGTTAACAAGGCCTCTTGAAATTCTCGGCGAAGCAAGTGTGGACCTCGGTGGTGAAAGTGTTAAACTTTTCGGCGGTTCAAACTTATTTCCTTGGACAAGCAAGGTTATAAGGAAAAACGGGAGTGTTAAACTTGCTATTAAAGAAGTCACCCCTGAATTGATTGCGTTGATAAATGGAACAACTCCAACAATAAACGAAGCCGAAGCAAGTGGTGCGATTGAAGACCTTGACGGAGTTGAGAATACCGCTACAAATAAAAAAGGAACAAGCATTATAAAAGCAACAACAGGAATAGCAAGCGTTAATGTTACATCTGGTGAAGAATCGGATTTGAAAAGCGGTGTGTATTATATCAAGGCAACGAGTTCAACCGGAGTTAGTGTATATGCTTATAGTGACGTTGATTTCGCAACAGGGGCGGATGGAGCTTTCCTTGATGATAGCGCTCTCATCGCGGAAAATTTAACAATAACGACAAACGGAAACACAAAAGTTGAAAACTACGGGATAACATTAACAGGTGGAAGTGGAACAATATCTTTCACTATTGGAGATACTGCCGTTTTCGTTGTTAGGAAAATCAACAAAGGAAATTTCAAAGTCCCTATTGGTTCGGATTCAATTGAACAAAAGCAATTCGGGATGCTTATAACTGGAGCAAGACAAGAAAACGGAAACGTAGAGTATTGGTATTTTCACAAGTGCACAATTTCAGGCGGAACTTTCCCTTTACCTGAAACAGAGTTCGGTGTAGTAGATGTAACCGTAGATGTTCTTTATGACGATGTAAAGGGTGAAGTAGGATTTTACAACTATATTAAAGCTTAGTTGAATCAAAGCGAGGTTTTAGACCTCGCTGGAATTATAAAGGAGATTACTTATGTTAGAAAAACCACAATATACAATTTTATTAAAAAATAAAGTTTGGAAATTCGCTTGGTTTTCTTTAAAAGCGAAAATTTATTTCGTAGAAAAATATGGCGAAAAAAAATTCTTCGAAATGTTAACTTCAAACACAATAGATTTCAATAAAATAATGTCCGAAATTGCTTACTACTTACTATGTGATGGTAACGATGATTTTATTGTGTATTTTCCAACTCTTGATGATTTTCAAAAGGTATTAACTTCAAAACTTGAATCAAGAATGATAGCAATTGTAGTTGCTATTATTCAAGAAGCGACGAAACCATATGTAAGTGAAGAAGATGCCGAAGATTTAAGTAAAGAAAAAAAAACTTTGAATTAAATTACAAGGAGTATACGAAATATATGATACATACAATTGCTAAAACATACAATTGGACAATAAGTTATATATTATCCTTACCGGAAAACATATTGAGTATGTTAATGGTGGAAATAAGGAAAGAACAATTGGATAAACAAATAGAGGATATGCTACAATATGGAAAAGAAGGTATTAAAAAAATTTATGAATTACCTGCGGATAACCCAGTAAAGATAAGATATTTGAGACATAAGAAAAACGAAGTCAAAAGTTATACGAACCAAACCACGAAACAAGAAAAACAATCAATCGTAGAATTAAGTTATCTCATAGCACAAAAAATAAGAAAACAGGTAGGTAGAAAATGGAAAAAGATTTAGTAGTAGTTGTAAAAGGAAAAGTTGACGATTTTTTGAAATCAATGGATAGTTTGAAAACTGCTATCCTCGCTGGAGTAGGTGCGGTTACTGCATTTTTCGGGAACGCGTTACGTGAAGCGGACAAAGCGGAGAAGCATATAAATAGAATGAAGAGTATTTTTTCGAGTTTGGGTGTTAACGTTGCTTCAACAACTAAAATTTTCTTAGAACACGGAGCAGCGCTCCAAAAGGTTACTACTTTCGGCGATGAAGAGTTAGGTGAAGCAATGGCACGCCTTGCGAGAACAACAGGAGATGTAAACGCCGCTTTAGATAATGGCATTACAATAGCTGATTTAGCTACCGCTACAAACACGGATTTGAATACTGCTGCGAGATTACTTGGTATGGCGTATCAAGGGAATACAAGCATAT